TTGACCATATGAAAAAGAAAGGTTTATCCGGGAAAACAAGACGTGCGGTTTTATCGACTCTTAATTTAATGTTTAAATATGCAATAAGCATGGGTTGGGCGGAAAACAACCCGGTGTCAAAAACTGAGAGGGATATTATAAGAGGCTCTTCAAAAGATAGGGTTGATTATACTCTTGAGGAAGTAAACAAACTTATAACTGCGGCACAGGAAGATAGTCCTTTATATTATAGTTTATTTTGGTGTTCAGCTTTGACCGGGATGGCCGCAAATGAACTAACCGGACTCCAATGGCAGGACATTGATTTTTATAAAAGAAAAATTGATGTAAAACGCACCGCTTGGAGAGGTGAATTAAGGCCAACAAAAACACAATTTAGAGAGAGGACAATTCCCTTATGCTCAACACTTCACGAGGTCTTGAAGGATTGGCAATTGAAATGCAACTCTAATGTGTTTGTTTTTCCCTCTGCAACGGGTAGACATGGAGACCAAGATGCATGGCGGAAACAGATTAAACATTATTGTAAGGTTACCGGTGTGGCATATAAGCTGAACCCAAACGACAGAGATGGCAGGGGTCTTGGTGCTTTCCGCAAAGCATTTTCAACGACAATGGAAGAGAGGATGCAAGTTCCTGCGGTAACTAATAAATATAGGATGGGGCATTCAAAGCGGTCAAACACCGCAAGGCATCATTACACGTTTGCTGATATGGAAAGAGCTCATGCTCCGGATGATTATGAGAACCTCGCAAAGATGATTGTTAATCAATCAAAATAATTAAATATCCTTCGTAGGGCATAAGACCTTATGAGGGATATTATTGTGAATATGACACCGATTGCAGCACCATCAAATATTGTCACCTGGTATCCAAATGCAGGAAGAACTGTGAGATTTGCAACAACCGCTACAATATAGCCAACCAAGACGTTTGTTATGGCCTCATAAAGGCTTCTTTTCTTGCTTTGCATCGTCACTATCCGCAGGATCATATATCAATAAATCACAAATTGTGCATTGATATAAATTATATCCATCCCTTTGCTTTACCGGTTTTGCAAGGTAAACTTTACATTTTGGACAAAGTTTCATTTTTTCTTAGATGCCAAATATGCAGCAATTGCAATGTATGCCAACAAATCAACCCAACTGTCTTTATTGAACGGATCATAAAACAACCGGGTTAGTTTTGTTATTGCGAGAATAAGGGGAGATTGAAAAGGCTTGACCTCTTGATTCAATACTAACTCTAATCCCTTTGCATTCAATTCAAAGTTTTTATTATAGTCCCCATATTGCTTTCCTCTCGCATCAATCATACGAGCCGCCTCTTTAAGGAAATCAGAAGGGGATTTCATCGTCTAAATCCTCGTGGCCATCTTGTTGAGGTTCAATTGCTTTTGGTTGCTCTTGATCAACTCTTGGTGGTTTTTCTTTAAAAGTTCCAACCATCCAAGTATCACTTTTTATTTTCATATTGACGTAATAGTGTTTTCCTTCAAGAACGAGAGTGCCTTTGTAATCGTCGTGCCACTCTTCCTCTTTCATATCAACCTTATTGATTGATATTGTGAAATCATCAACGCCATGTTTCTTGTATTGTTTCTCCATCAATTTGCTCCTCTTGGTCTTTGTTTAAATCGTTTAAATAACTATTTTTCTCTTGTATCCATATGCGTCTTTCAGAACATGCTTTCATCATTTGTGTGCAAAGTTCAGAGTCCCTTTGAAAACTATTTTTATTTTTTCTCCAAAAATCATCTAAACCTTTGTCAGATGTGACTTCATCTAAGTCATACATATATTCTTCAAATGTTTTCTTAGGATCATCTTTTGGTTTATTATTTGTAGGAGTTGGATATGCTTCAGGCTCACCATTGTTGACCTTTATAACTGATCCAAGTTTTTTGATATTATTATCTTGATGTGAGGAGGTGGAAAACTTGGAGAGGCTACCACCTTCCTCTTTTTCTCTTTTAGCTTTGTTAGCTAATTCTTGTTGAACTTGAGAGTCTATTTCAGCATCGGAATAAACATCCCCATGAAAACCTAATAATTTAAGAATAACTCTGTCCTTTGCTCTTTTTTCTGCCATAGCAAAAGGGTAAGCATTCTTATTATTACTTGGAGTTGCCTCGCCATAAGACCATTCAGAAACACCATCTCGATGGCCAGTGACTAATAAAACAACTTCTTTTTTTGTTAAGTCCTGATGTATCAACTCCGGTTTTTCAAATTTTAATTTTTTATATGCCGCAAGTTTTTCTAATGATTTGTGATACATAACCCAAGTGCCATGACAATTCCACATCGCTTGTTTCTGTGTCATTCCCACCTCGTTTAACATATCGAGTACTGGTTTTGGTACGTTTATAGCCATATGCCTCTCCTTATAATAGCTCTATTGTTTTACGATTATTCTTTGCAACTTTAATATTGATGCCATGACCAAAGCAGTGCTTGGCATCCTTTGGAACGAGAGCCTTTAATTTAGTCTCGTATTCTTTGTTTGAGATTGCAGCACCTTTGGTTTGGATATAATTATCTGCATAACGTCTCCAATCATCGTTACCTTCCATATCATATGGTTTTCTGTCCTCAGGTGGCACAGGTGGCTCATCTGTTATTATTTCATCAGGTGCAATATTAAGCTGAACACAACTATGGAAATAGGTCGCAATGCGGATCAATTCTGCCTGATAGTTCTCATCAATGGCAACTTCCTCAATGATTGGTTCATTCCCGGCTCTGATGATGCTTAAAACGCCACGATTGACCGGTTTATCTAAATACTCTGATAATATGTAAGCATTCCAGTTTATTTGAGGTGTATAATATTTTAATAGACGTGGAATAACATCAGACCAAGTTTCATCAGCTTGAGGTCTACCCATTGTATATTTGGCATCAACCACCGCATATTCATTATCATAATTTGTAATAACACCATCAGGAGTGCATCTCATGAAAGGGTTTCTTTTGGATTTAAATTTTTGTTGGCGGTTGGTTATATTATAACCATATTTCCGAGATATCCATTCGATATTTAGTTCTTCAGTTATATTGCCAAGCATAACCGGGAAAACATGAGTTAAATCTTCAGATTCAACAGACCCGGTCTTTTCTAAAAATAGCTTATTGATTGCTTCAGCATTGCCTGAGGCTATTATATTAGTCTCAGAACCATTTATGCATTTCTTGCGAGTTTCTAACTCTTCATCGCTGAATTTAAAATTTTCAAAGTATGCATCAGACATACTTCTTTATAACCTATAGTAATATATATTACAAGTTATTACTTCATAAGGTTATAATTTAATATATTTTTCTCATTCCAACGATAGAATGCAGCCGCCCTATATCATTTTTATTATATTTGGTTGTTTCATCAGAGTCGAAAGTGCCGCATAAAAAGTGATTATCTTCTTCAGATATAAGACACTTTATTTCAGCAAATTCCTGATCTTTATTGAAAGTTGAAATTAAAACTTCATCTTCCATAACAACCTTTTTTGAGGGATCCACATATATAAGCTCCCCATGATTAAAGCGAGGTTGCATATAATTTCCAACGACAAAACAAGCATAAGCATTTGGACTATCCTTTAAATAATCCGGCCTTTCAGTTGTTGAAGCAAATTTATTTGAAATATAAACACCTTTTCCATCAATCGTAGGCATACCAAAAACTGGTAATTGATGAGGAATTTCATCTTGAACGGACTGAAAAACCTCGACATGTTCATCTTGATTATATATTTCAACTGGTTTTGCTTTAAATATCTCACTTAATTGTGATAAATATTTGGTTGGATTTACTGAGCCTCGTTCCATGCGGCAATATAAACCCTGCGATATTTTTAAATGTTTTGAAACTTCACTTTGAGATAAATTGTTTTTTATTCTCAATTTGTGAAGATTATTAAGATGTTGCACCTTTCCTCTCCTTAAAATTTAATAAAACAAATATGATTATTAAATTATAAAGGCGGTGCTATTGGAGGATTATCCCATGCTTTTAGATTGCTCAAGCCAAACATGTGTTCTAACTTGCGATATTTAAGTTTTAAACATCTTGGTTTTCTTTTGATACATTTCATTTTTTTGCTCCCACAGATTTTGTTTTACATGGTGGTACAAGCCACGCCACCATACCTCTCCCAAGTTAGAATCAGTTATAACTAATAGGTAATTTTTAATCAAGTATATAACCAAACAATCGATTATCTTGTTAACTATATTCATATAGTTATAATTTATTATTAAAAATTTCAGGTTTTTGTTTGACCATAAATATTATTAGTTATATATATTACTATTAGGTAATAAATAAGTAATAAATGTAGTATTTCAGTATGCAATTAACACAATATCTAGTAGAAAATCAAATATCTCAAAAACAATTCAGTAAATTATTAGAGGTATCGCAGCCAACAGTACATAAATGGTTAAATAAAAAAGCAATTCCATCCGGAAGGCGATTATTACAAATCTATAAATTAACTGATGGTTTGGTTTCCGCAGAGGACTTCATTGATGGGAAAGTTTAGCCGGGACAAAGGTTATAGAACTGAAAACAATGTCAGAAAGTCTGCTCTCGTTAATGATCTCAAAGCATATCGAGTTCCACTATCAGGTGGCGGCTCAATAAAAGGTGATGTGATTATTAATAATGGAATTGATGAATGGGTACTTGAAGTTAAGTGCCGCAAGAATGGTTTTAAAAAAATATATGATTGGCTCAAAGATAACGATGCTTTGATATTAAAAGCTGACAATAAACCGGAATTGGCAGTATTGCCGATGGATGACTTCTTTAACATTTTATCAAACCAAAAAACCAAAGGAGAGGTGGATAATGGGACTTGATGCTATGAAGTGGGCGTTTGACCAACCAACAAAAGATCCATATCAGAAACTTGTTTTGCTCTGCATAACGGATCATTATAACGAGGATCTTGGATATTCCGAGTGGAGTTCATTGGAAAGGATCGCAAGGATAACTTGTTGCGACGAGAGAACTGTGCAGAGGAAGATAAACGACCTGGTCAAAGTAGGATATATTAACAAGGTTAGACGAGGTTTTGGAAAGACAAATATCTATTATTTACCCTTATATGATATTTATAAAGGCAAAACAAAAAGCATTGAGAGTCCACTCATGAACGGACAGAGAGTCCAGTCAAGAACGGACACAGGAGTCCACTCTAGAACGGACTCTAGAGTCCGATCAGGACACGACACTAGTGTCCACCAAACACAATATCAACACAAGTCTAACACAAATAATATGTTTGGTAGTCAGAGAGTCCAGTCAGAGAGAAAAGAATTAACTTTTAAACAGACTGAATTTGTAAAAACATTAATTGAAAGATTAA